GTGATGAGCCATTCCCCCGCATCAATCTGCTGCTTGAAGCCGCTGACCTTCACCGGCATTTCCGTGTAAAGCTCCGCTCGCCCCTTTGCCAGCTGAATGAAAAACGTTGCCACACCACGCTGCAGGCGCTCCCACTTAATTTTGGCCGCCCGTTCGGCGTTGCCCCGGTTCGCGTAAGTGCGGCTCAGTACCAGTACGTTTTCATCCGTGCCGATAAGGTAGTCGCCCTGTTTCGCCTCCGGCTCCTTCTTCTTCGCCGTAGTTTTACGTCGCCTGCGCTTCACCTTCGCCACTGGCTTCTTTGCTGGTTCGCGGGTGTGCAGCCAGCTGGCAATCACGCCGGTGTAGGCGTCCCGATCCGCCAGGGTGAAGCGGTGGCTGTCTCCGTCCCTGCGCTGAAGGGTGATCACCGGCAGCGTCCTGCCGCTTGCCGTCTTTCCCTGGCCCTGCCGGATAAACAGCAGATTACCGTCCTTGATGCAAGCAACCGCTCCGCACTGTTTAGCCAGGCGCATCATAAAGCTGGCGTCTGATTCGTTGGTCTGATCGAGGTGGTCAATATCCATCTTTGCCATATCCTCACCCATCGCCATTTTCAGCTTATGCCGTCCGGCCACCTCACGGACAATTTCGCCCACGCTTGTTTTGTGCCAGGACTTTTCACGCTTCGTGTTCAGCGTCTGCCTGAAGTCCGCGCTGCGTGCCCTCAGCGTCAGGCGGTCCGGCGTGCCGCTGTGTTCGATTTCGTCAACGGTATAGCTGCCTTTCGGGAAAAGCGGCGCATCCTGCCAGCCCAGCGACAGGGAAAGCACGACACCACGGCGAGGCAGCTGCAGCTGGCCGTCCGCGTCGTCCAGCTCAATGTCCAGCTGGTCCGCCTCAAAGCCACGGTTATCAGTGAGCGTCAGGCTCAGCAGACGCTTTTCCAGCTTCTGCGTGATGTCTGCGCCGTCCATCGTCAGGCGGAAGGCGGGGGAATTCTGCTGGCCGTTAATCCACGGGGTTGTCATCATGAAAAAAGCCCTCCCGCTGCGGCGCTGACCTTACCGGCGGCGGTAACTGCTGCGCCCTGCATGGCAGACAGCTGATCGCTGAGGCTGCCGAACATTTCCCCCAGCGATTCATCGGTGCGCTTCAGCGTCAGCGTGAATTCAATGCGGCGGCACACGCCGCTGCTGAAGAACTCCGCTTTGGTCTGGCTCAGGCTTTCAATCACGAACATGCCGTAAATCGTCCCGCTGCCCTCAATGAGCGGCCACGCGCGGCCCAGCTCCGCAATCTGCTCCAGCGCGAACAGCGACAGCCTGCCGCCGGTAATCTCTGGCAGCAGCACGCCGGAAAGCGTCAGCGTGTCGTTGTCCGGGCCTAAAAACTGCAGCGACGGCCTCACGCCCACGCGACTGTTTGACGGGAAACGCCAGCTGCGCTGATACTGCAGTTCCTGATAGGGCACCGTTTTCAGCATGAAAACAAATAAGCCCAGCGTCATCATCATTCCTCAAATCCTCCCCTGTCCCGGTAACTGCTGCGGGCGCGGGCCTGCGCCTGCCGCTCTTTTGCCTCCAGCCTGCGCATGACCTCATCAACCAAATCCTGCTGGCTCTGCCCCGGCTGCTGCACGATGGTGAAGGAGGCATGAATCTGCGGCGCAGCTCCCTGTGCAGCACTGCCACTCATGCGCGGTGCTTCCTGCCGGTACGCCTGAACTGGCAGGCTCAGCGGGTGCAGGGGCTTTGTCTCCGCCGTCGCTGCGCCTCCCAGCGTCAGCGCCGCCAGTGCCGCCAGCCGTGCGGTGCTCCGGCGGCTGGTCACGTTCGCCGGACCGCTGACCAGCTCCGGTCCGTTCTCACCGGCCACACCAAACTTGCCGGACGGGATAAAGCCGCCGCTGTCGTACATGCCCGCAAATCCGGGGAACCCACCCGGCGGCAGGGATACGCCGCCCCCCGTTTTTGCCTGCACCGCGCGCGGCAGCTGCGGCCCGCCGGACTTATCGCCGCCCGGCTTCAGAAAGTCCGGCAGGTAGTCGGTCAGTGACGACAGCTTGTTTTTGATGGCGTCCCACTTCTGACTGATGCCCGCCATCAGGCCGTCAATTATCTGTGAACCGGCCTCCTGAAACCGCGCGGGCAGCGCCTTCGCGTCGGCGACAATCTCGCCCCACTTTGTGCTGATGTAGGTGCGGATGGCGGTCCAGACGCTGCTGACCTTTGTGCTGATACCGTCCCACAGCGCGGCAAGTTTCGGCCCCAGCGTGTCCCAGTTCTGCCAGATAAGCAGCGCACCGGCGGCAATCAGTCCGATAACGGCCAGAATCGGGTTTGCGAACATCAGCCGCCCCAGCCACAGCACGCCGTTCCCCACGATGCCGATGGCGCTTTTAATCAGTCCGAAGGCGCTGAATGCTTTTATTCCCAGCACGTTAAAGCTGAGCCGAAGCAGCGCCATCGGCCCAAGCACCGCCGCCAGGCCGATCATCAACGTGCCGAGCACCAGTACCACCGCCGATATGATCGCCGCTGCTTTCATCAGCGTGCCCGCCAGTTCCTTGTTTTTTTCCACCCAGCGGCGGGTTACGCCGGTGACTTTCTTCACCATGTTCATGATGTCCATCAGCGGCGTGCGCAGCGAATCGCCCAGGCCGCTCATGGTGTTGGAAACGCCGGTTTTGGTCAGCATCCACTGCGCCGAAAGCGAGTCTTTATTGATGTCTGACTCTTTCTGCATGGAGCCTTTTGCAGCATCCCCCTGTGTCAGTGCCAGCTGCCTGCGCAGCTCCGGCATGTTATTGACAAGCTTTGCCGCTGCAGGGCCGAACTCCTTGCCAAAGAGCATCGTCAGCGCGGGCACTCTCTTGCTGTCCGGCAGTTTTTTAACCTTTTCCAGCACGCGCATGATGGTGCCCATCGCATCCGTGGTCATCTGCTTTTCAATCTTTGCCGGGTCCAGTTTCAGCAGGTCCATGCCGTCCATAAACCGGTTACTCTGCATCGTGGCTATAGACAGCTCGCGCACCATGGCATTAGCGGAACTGGCCGCAATCTCAGAGGTGGCACCCAGCGTAAGGAATGTTGAACCCAGCGCCGCCACCTGTCGGAAGTTCATCCTGTCGGCCACGCCACCCATACGCTGCAGCACGTCGATGATGTCGGAACCCTTGGACATGGCGTTATCGTCCAGGTAGTTAAGTGCATCGCCCAGTTGCTCGATGTTGCGCGTGGGGATTTTATACAGCTGCGCTATCCAGGCGGGTGATCAGTAGCGCATTGGCCGGGAAGTACGGGGCTCGCACGGCCTGCAGGCCGCCGATGCGCTTCTGGCTGATGATCAGATCAGCGGCCAGCGCTTCGGTGTTGGGCTGGCTCTGATTGACCAGCGGGAAATACTTGTCAGCAAGCAGCTGGCGTCCGCAGATAACCACCAGTTCGGTGTCGTCCTGATACTGCACGCCGATTTTTTCCGACACCGCGCCCATCACCACCGCGTCCAGGTTACGGAACAGGCCGTTTTTACCCACGGTGATTTTGTCCGACACCACCTTGCCATCGTCACCGATGTGCTGACCCAGCACCTGCGCCGGTTTTTCCTGGCGGATTTTTTCCAGCCAGCCAATATTCACGTCCTGCAGCAGCGGGTTCTGCACGCGGTTGGAGGTTTTCTCACGCTTCAGGCCGTTGAAGCCGATCATGATGCGGTCCAGCGCCTGACGCTTCACGATGGCGTCACGGATGCGCACCTGGAAATCGCTGAACTTCGCCCACATGTCCAGCTTTGAATAAGGCAGCGCCGTGTCAAAGTTAGTCTGCGTGCATTTGTAGCCGTCGCCGTCAATGTAGGTCGGATCGGTCGGCTCGCGCTCTTTCTGGGTGGTATCGGTGGTGCCCGCAATAGTGGTGCCGATCCCCAGCCCCAGCCGTTCGCCGCTCTGCTCACTGACCGGCATGATGTTGATGGCCTGCAGAAACGCGGACGACTCCTGAATTTTGCTTTCCAGCGTCTGCGACACGGACGGCTCAATGGTGAATTTGCTGTTCAGCGCGGACAGGTCAATCTTGTTGATTTCTGCCAGCACCGACATGTAAGCATTCAGCTTAAAACGGGTAGTATTTTTCATCGCTTCGCTTTCTCTGTTCGTTAAAAAGGTTTGCCGCCGCTGTATCAGCAGTCGGTGCGCACTTCGCCGCCGCTGCCGTTACCCTGCGTGCGCGGGCGGACCTGCTGGCGGCCATCTTCCCGGCTCAGCTGCTGCTGCAGTTCGGTAAAGTCCGCCTGCAGCTGTTCGCGCTTCAGCACTTCCTCACCCAGCGCACTGCTGAAATGCGATTTCAGGCTGTCGGCCTGTTCGCTCAGTGCCGTTTCAATGCGCGCGCTCAGGTCCTGCTGCTCGGTGGCAATCAGCTCAACCGCCTGATGCACGTCGCTGAAGCGCGCCGCGTCGGTCTGCTGCTGTTTGCTGAACATCGCCTTGATGCGGGTAAACAGGGCGGGCTTTTCGTCGGCCACGTCCTCAAACTCGATCAGGGTTTCTTCAGCGGCAGAAAAAACGTTGTCAGGATGCTGCTTACGGTTTGCCAGCGGGTTCGCCCCGGCGCTGGCGCTGAACTGCAGCATTTCCGTGCCGAGGCTGGCCGGATCGTCGGTAACGGCCAGGCCAATCAGATAGGCCGCGCCGGTGTCCGCGA